CATACGAATTAGTTTTACATTCATTTAATTTCACTCAAAAATTTTTGAAAGGTATTGGTCTTAGAAAGTTCACAATGATTACCAATGGAACTAGTTTGCAATGGACAGAAAAAATCATAGATGCCATCATCAACCATGTTATTGAAAGCATCTAACATATAATCTCTGGCATTAATTATTCTATCATTTTCAAACGGAAAAGCAAATACTAATAAAAATCCCAAACGATAATTACTGTTTTGTTTTTTTAAATCAATCGCAGAACCCAATGCTTCTTCTACACGAAGATACTTACATTTTTCAATACTCTTTGAAGTAATGCTTTTGTATTCAAGAGCAGTAACTAGTGAAGGAAAATGCAAGTCCCATTTTTTCCAAGGTCTATATTTGACTGGAATTTTATCCTCAGGAATACCCGAGTCATTAGTTTCCAACAACAACTTGGTGAGAGGTTCAAAATGCTTGTTCTGCCGAATTGCTTGCGTACCTTGCTCGGAACCAACAATGTTCCAATACTCATCTAAGAAATTTAAGTTCATTTGAACTGACATTCCATCATGATTTCGGTCAAACATGCAAGAAGATTGATCTCCTGATCAGCAGCAAACGCTGCCTGATACTGATATTTAGCAATTACCAAGACTGCCATAGGAGTAGTGGAAGGAACAAGAACATCATACATTGCCTCATAGATGCGATGGATAACCATGTTGAAATCATTATCCAGATTTGCCACAACCCACTTACGGACAACACCAAACTCTTTGTTCTTCAAAGCATCAGTGAGTCCTTTCAGATTAATATCTGTAATCTCGGCAAGAATACCAGTATCAATATTACCAGTATTACCATACTTCTGAAGTTGATTCAGAACACGACGCCAATCAGGGAAGTGATTCTGAATCAGTTCCGCAACAACCTTAGGATCATACGCAACATTCTCACTCTCAAGTATAGTCCTGACACGGTTGAAGAATTGCCCCGCAATAGCTGCCTTTTCTTTTCCTTTGAATGCGAAATCAATGACTGAACATCGTGATTGGATGGGGTCAATGATTTTGTTTTTGTAGTTGCAGGTGAAGATGAATCGGCAGTTGCTATGATATGCCTCAATAGAACTCCGTAGGAGGAGTTGTACGTCGTTGCCTGTGTTATCTGCCTCATCAATGATGATGACTTTGTGCTTGCTGCCTTGAAGAGAGACGGTCGTCGCAAAGTTTTTTGCTGTGTTGCGTACCGTGTCCAGAAATCGTCCTTCATCGGATCCATTAATAACAATATAAGAAAGGTTAAGTTCTTCACACAATGCCTTAGCGGCAGTGGTTTTACCTACACCAGGAGGACCAGCAAGCAGAAGGTTATTCAACTCACCAGCAGCAACCTGTTGCTTAAGATCACGTTTGATACTGTCAGGCAGAATACAATCGTCAATCTTACGAGGGCGGTATTTCTCCACCCACAGATACTGGTCATTCATAATGTAAAAAAGTTTCAGTTAGAATCGGGTTCAAGTGCAATCCAGTAGGTCAGAGGCATCTTCTCATGCTGGAAGCAACTGATCAGGCGCTTGGACATAGTGACCTTATAATCTCCTTTGAAGATCTTCAGGTTCTCAACCTTCATGTTGAGTACAAACTCATCATCGGTAACACCGACATTTACGGAGTAAGTATTTGAAGTGTCGTTCTCCTTATCACGAACAACCACAGAGATCATCTCACCATCACCAACAACAGAAAGATCAGGGAGATTGTTGACTGCTGCCATACGAATCAAACGAGCACGGTCATCATCAGTCAAAGTAAAACTCACATCTTCAGAAGGAAGTGTGGGATTGTCATCTGGTGCTTTCTTAATCAGACTAGGGTCTGCAAAGAAATACTTCATGGAAGAACGTGTGTCAGTAATCTTCACATGATGGTCAGCACCGAACTGCATGTCAGCACCCACCATCAGGGACATATTACCAAGAAACTCACTCAAATCATAGATGGCAAAGTCTTGTGGAAATGCTTCCGTAACATTTGCCTCAGCGAGAATGTTCTCTGCAATAGAGAAGGTACGCAATTTATGTCCTGCCTCTACAGCAATGGACTGATTAATCTGAGAGAAGTTCTTCAGAATTTCAATTGTATCGTTGGACAGTTTCATACTCATTGGGGATAATCACTTTTGCTATTGAGGACGCCAGAGAAATGGCAAAGAAGAATGCAATAATGAATTGCTTTTAGAATGTCCATCTTGGACTTACCACCTTTCTTACCGAATCGAGAAAGGTATTTAATTGCATTAGAACGGCAGAATGCTTCTGCGTCACCAATACTTTCAATTAGATCAAGAGTCTGAGTTTTAGAATCTTGAGAAGTATAGTGAGAACTATACGTTCCCGACAGATACTCACGAACTTCTTTCAGTACTTTATCTTCTTCATACTTCCAGAAGTAGTTTGCTTCCAAATTAATTTGCGGGATGCTTGAAAGGTCTAGATCAAAGTCTGCGTTACCCTCAGTCGCCATTGGTCAATTCCTCCATTTTACTAAAATTTTTCACTTTGTCAAATTTGAGAACACGGTCAAACTTTTCAACCATGTGCTCTCGGTGCGAGATAATAAACAGATTGAGGTCGTTGGTAAAGTTTCTCAAGATATATGATAACTCATCAGTGCCCGTACTGTCAAGTGAACTGTCAAAGATCTCGTCAAGGATAAGGAGGTTGGTGTCAACGCTGTTCTTCAGTTTTGCAACTGACCTCCAGGTTAGCATAAGAGCGATGTCAATGCGAGACTTCTCACCCTCAGAGAATGATGAGTAACTGAAATCATCTCTATAACGAGACTTAATGGTTTCCTCAAAACTCTCACTCAGCGTGAAGTTCACAAAGAAATCCATCTGCTGCAGGTACTGGTTGATGAGTTTGTTCATCACTGGCAGGTATCGTTTGATAATCCTGGTCTTGATACCAGTGTCCTTCAGCAGGTTAGCAGCAACACTGAAGTAATCTTTGTTCTCCTTGTGTAAGAACAATACTTGTTCATGCTTTACTTTTTGCTCTTGTAGTTCACTTAACTGCTCCTGTTCTTTACTAGAGTTGTTCTTACTGTCAATGATAGACCCGATCTCATTCTCAAGATCTTTAATCTGACGATTGATATGATTAATGATTCCATTGTTCTTATCAATGGCAGAATAATTATCTCTGATATCATTAGAGATTTCTTTATACTCATTAATCTGTGTCTTTACATCACTAATCTGTTCGTCAAGAACGCTCCATGCTTTTTCTGTTTCAGTGATAGACTTCTTATTTTTATTTACCTTAGTTTGCTTAAAGTCAGAGTCTAGTGTTTGCTTACATGTGGGACAAGTATCATTGTTAGTATAAAATAAGAGTTCTTTATTTAAGTTAGAAAGTTTTGTCTTAAACTTTATCTTAAACTCTTTTAAACTATCATACTTTTTAGAGAGTTTATCACCGTCAAATAAATCACTCTTTCTAGTTTCAATATACTCTGTGATTTTGTGATTCTGTAATGTGATATCTTCACTTTGAGATAGTAACTTACCAATCTTATCGCGCTTATGCTTAATAAGATTGTCACTCTGTGTTTCGAGTTCTCTAATCAGATCTTCCTGCGACTCAATGCGATGCTTTACCAACTCAAGATCTTTGTCTTTGAAACGAATGTCATCATTGACCTGTTTCATTCGGTCCTTAAGATTAGAGTTCATCGTAGAGAACACCTGAATATCCAGAAGATCCTCGATGATGTCACGACGTGATGCCAGAGGCAACTGCATAAAGGGAACGAACGTAGAAGATCCCAGAACAACAATCTGCGTAAATGACTTATAGTTCAGTTTGAGAATTGTTTGCTCTATGAACTTCTGTTGATCTGCTGCTGCAGCATCTTGATTCATCATCTCACCGTCAACATAAACCTCAAACTTATTAGGTTTCATGCTACGAATAATCTTATAAGATTTTTTCCCGACAGAAAACTCAACCTCAACACAGCAATCTTTGCCATTGATGGTATTGACAAGTTGAGGTTTGTTGATCTTACGAAAAGGTTTGTTAAACAGAACAAAAGTAAGAGCATCTAAAATTGTACTCTTACCTGCACCATTCTTACCAATGATTACATTGTTACCATGTGAATTAAGTTTAATTTCTGTAAAATTATTGCCACTAGATAAAAAGTTTTTATAACGAATGGTTTCAAAGATAATCATGTGTAATCATGTGTGTGATGGTGGGATCATTAGTTCATCGGGTTCTACAATAGTGTAATTATACCCTGTGCTCTCGCACATTTCAATCATTGACTCAC